ACGGGAAGCTTCAATTAAGAAGATGAAGGAAAGGATTGTTGCCATGACGGCAACTGCGTTTTCTTGGTATAGTGACAGAAGGCATTGCGCCTTGTCACGTCAAACAACTTACCAGCAATAGCACATACATGGGTATCCTTATAGGACAACCACTTTGCACTTGTCAGGTAATTTCGCCCTATTCGCGACACATAACGTTGTAACTGCGGTCTGGGAGCACGATGCTCCAGGCACATATCAACTTCATTGTCGTTTTCGGGTAGTCGGGCCATAAGTTTTCTGAAATAGAACTCAGAATACCTATTGTGTTTAAACACTGTGGCCTTCCTTAGTATCTTACGATACGTGAAATTACCATGCCGGTTCACTTGGAGTTTTTCAGAGAACAAATGTGTGTTGGTCTCCTCTGTAAGAGGGCCGAACAGTTTCATTTGCGGCGGAAGCCAGCGCTTAAGAAGTTCAAGCGTTTCTGATTGCTCTTGTGAGTAGGTATGTACGTATAACCACTTGTAAAGCTGGTTATGTAACACATATAAATCATCGACATAGTCGATTGCGGATTTGTGGAACACCGGACGTATATCAATTCCATCGATATAGTCGGCGCCACAAGATTCACGAAAACTCCCAAAGTAAAACGTTTTTTCTCGATTAACTGAGAAACCACAATACTCGAAGAGCTCCGTGATTAGCAATGACGTCTCTGACCTACAGACAACATCATCGCCGTATACAGCAAAATCGTCGTGTTGCCAATTCAGGCCACACGTCTCGTAAGCTGCGAACGTTAATGATGCGAAGATAAGTGATTCCAATGCAAAAGTGAACCCGTTACCCATTGAGGAAATTTTCTCGTAGGTGACAGATTCAGAATCGTAGGTCCCTTGGTGACAACGCAAGTCGTCAATTAGGATCCACCATTCTTTTGGTAGCAGATACTTGACTAGCTCTACGCTAATCGTATCCGAAGCTGACGAGAGATCAATCGTGGCGTGACTACTTGTAATCGACGCTAGCTTAGCTAGACGTTGATTTTTAGTTTGGTCATCCAGATCTACTCCGAAACGCTTCAAGCCGCGCCTGATGTGGTCTTCAACTCCAAGTTGGAGTTGCAGGTTCCACCCAGGCTCTATTGCAATGGTGCGTTCAGTGAACGCATCTTTTGGAACAGTTGTTACGCGATTCCCACTTACCACCGTAAACAGACTGGATAACCAGTCTCTCTTTAGCGGACCACTAAAAGCATTCGCCACTTGTTTCACAACAGGTGTCGAACTATGTGCTTTCTTATGGCTGGTCGCCGTGCATGCATATCGAGTTCTGTAAAAGTACTCATACGCTTCACTAAGACGATCATCAGTAGTAACCAAGTCAATTACATAAGGCAATGCTGCTTCAGTTACGGTCCAATGGTTCGGTTCACTAAACTTGTAAAAGTTTGTGACTTTACCGCGGCCCGGTCCTGAAAATGATTGCCCAGTCCCTGGTCTAACCCCCTTATAGATGTCCGACATCTCCACCACGTCACCTATAGCTTTGCGAATAAATTTCTTCGCAGAGGTAAGGCAATTGACAAT